TTTCCGTGGCAAGAACCCGGCCCGCTGGAACGCTTTACCGGACCGCAACCCTGGCAAGTTGAAATTCTTGAAGAACTCGGCAGGATCGTTCGTAACGAGAATGATCCTGCCGCGGCCTTGGCGCGCTTATGGGGAGACGACGGCTTTGACGCGCAGCCGGGCAAGGGCCGGCTGGCGGTAGCCTCGGGCAAGGGGATCGGCAAGTCTGCCTTGGTGTCGTGGATCGTGCTTTGGGCCATGTGCACCTTTCCAGGCACCAAAGGGGTGCTCACGGCCGGCACCGAGCCTCAGTTGCGCACGAAAACGTGGCCTGAAGTCAGCAAGTGGTATCATCTGCTGATCTGCAAACATTGGTTCAATTTTACAAAGACTTGCATGTATTCCTGCGACCGGGAGCAGGAAGATACTTGGCGGTTTGACGCAATACCGTGGAACGCATCCCGCATGGAAGCGTTTGCAGGTTTGCACAATATCGGCAAGCGCATAGTTGTTATATTCGATGAAGCCTCTCAAATTGATGACGTTATCTGGGATACTACAGACGGTATATTTACCGACGCTGGCACAGAAGTCGTTCAAGTTGCGTTCGGGAACGGCACACGCAATACAGGACGGTTTTTTGAGTGTTTCAATAGGATGCGTCACAGATGGTTTAACAGACAAATCGACTCCCGTGATGTTCCTATCAGTGATAAGAAGCAGATAGCGGAGTGGATAGAAGATTACGGCATAAATAGTGATTACGTTCGGATGAACGTGCTCGGGCAGTTTCCGAGCGTATCCAGCATGCAATTCATCGGCAACGAACTGGCAGAAAAGGCAGCACGTATCAATGAGGCGCTTTGCAACCTTACTGATCCTCTTGTCATGGGGATTGATGTCGCTCGTTTCGGTGACGATAGCTCTTGTATTGCGTTCAGAAAAGGACGTGACGCGCGAAGTATTGATTGGGTCATGCGTCACGGTATCGACAATATGGCTTTGGCTGGACTTGCGGCAGAACTATACGACACCTACCGCGCAGATGCGCTATTCGTGGATGCTGGTGGCACTGGTAGTGGCGTTGTCGATAGGCTTTCTCAGTTGGGTTATCCGGTCATAGGTGTCAATTTTGGTGGCAGTGCGGATCGGTCTGGCGTCAGTAAAGACGCAACGATGTATGCCAACAAGCGATCCGAAATGTGGGGCTATATGCGCGCCGATCTGCCTGATCTGGCTATACCCGACAACAAGGACATTATAGCCGATCTGACCGGCACGCTATATGGTTACGTTGATACAAAGAAGTATTCCGGTATCATGCTGGAAAGCAAAAAGGACATGAAGAAGCGGGGGCTTGCTTCGCCGGATCGTGGCGATGCACTGGCGCTGACTTATGCCTATCCGGTCAAGCCACGCGACAATGCCGGTGGACAGCATCAGCCTTTGCTGAAGCAGAGACGCGGCAACGTGGCGCAGATGGAGTATGATGTAACGGCGTAGTGGTTGAATTCACGAAGCGGTGATGTTAGAAGCCTGAAATAGTCAGGAGATCGCCATGGGTATCAAAGCACCCGCCATACCTGCGCCGCCACCCCCGCCGCCCATGCTGGCGTCCAGTTTGCTTCAAAACCAGAAGCAACTTCAATCGGCGGCCAACGGGCCATACACAGCAGGAGGCACGATTTTAACAGGCCCGCAGGGTCTCGGCGCTGGCGCGGTTGCCACCGCCGGCAAGGCGTTGACAGGCGCCTGATGGCACAGCAGCCGGCCGCGCGCCGCCGCCTGACCCTGGACGACGCCAAGCCAAAGGCGCCCCCGGCCAAGGCGGATGTGGCCGAAAAGCCGATTGCAGCCAAGGGCGAAGCTGGCTGGTCGAAGCTGCGCAAGAGCGTGGACGCCAGGCTGACGGCGCTCGAAACCTACCGCTATAGCTGGTGGGTGCATTGGCGCGAGTTGGCGGAATACATTCTGCCGCGGCGCTATCGCTGGTTGATCACACCTAACCAGTGGAACCGCGGTAGCCCGATCAACCAGCGCATCCTCGACAACACACCCACCCTGGCCGCGCGCACGTTGGCGTCAGGCATGATGAGCGGCGTCACGTCGCCGGCCCGGCCATGGTTCAATCTGACGGTGCAAAATAAGGCGCTGGCCGATAACAACGATGTGCGGTTGTGGCTAGACGACACGCGGGATCGCATTGCGCTGGTCATGTCGGCGTCGAATTACTACACCGCCAAAGCCGTGCAGTATCTTGACTTGGCTATTTTCGGCACCGCGCCGATGATTATTTACGAGGATTTAGCCGGATCTGCCGGCAAGATAATTCGGTGTTTCAACCCCTGCGCAGGAGAGTATTTTTGCGCATGCGGCAAGAATTTTACCGTGAATACGCTATACCGAAAATTCACCATGACCATATCCCAAGTCGTGGAAGAATACGGTTACGAAAACTGCCCGCAGGATATAAAACAGGCTTGGGATGATCAGAACGCAGGTGTGGATCGGGAAGTAATCGTGGCACACGCCATAGAGCCTAATCCTGATTTCATTCAGGCGGCACAAGGCAATGTGGTGTCGATAAAAGGCGTGCCGTCACACTTTTCTTTTCAAGAAATATATTGGGTGTGGGGCAGCAGCCAGGATCAGGCACTGCGCGTTTCGGGTTTTCAAGATCAGCCGTTTAGCTGCCCGCGCTGGGATGTGACCGGCAACGATGCCTATGGTAGATCGCCAGCCATGGATGCGCTGGGGGATATCAAGCAGCTTCAGCTAGAGCAAAAGCGCAAGGCGATGGCCATTGATAAGATGGTCAATCCGCCGATGAACGCCAGCACATCCATGAAGAATGAGCCGGCATCGCTCAATCCCGGTGCCGTCAATTATGTGAGTGATCTGGGCGGCGCCGGTGTCGGCTTCAAACCGGTGTTCCAGGTGACACCACCGATACAAGAGCTGAAGGAAGATATCGCGCAAGTCCAAGAGCGCATAAAGGATACTTTCTTTAACGATCTGTTCAAGATGATTAGCGATCTTGAAACCGTGCGCACCGCGACGGAGATTGACGCGCGCACGCAAGAGAAGCTGATTTTGCTGGGGCCGGTGCTGGAACGCTTCAACAGCGAAGGGCTAGACCCCGATATCGCGCGCATATACAATATCATGCTTCGCAACGGCATGCTGTTGGCGCCCCCACCAGAACTGGCCAACGCGGTCATCAAGCCGCAGTATGTTTCGGTTCTTTCCGATCAGCAGCGGGCCACAGTCACCACATCCATTGAACGGCTGTTCACTTTCGTGGGCAGCCTTTCCGGTGTGGTGGCAGATGCGATAGACAAGCTGGATACTGACGTGGCCATCGAGCGGTATGGTGAGGCACTGCGCGTGCCGGCCGACGTGCTGCGGAACGGGCAGGCGCTTGAAGCGGTGCGCCAGCAGAGGGCGCAGCAGGAACAAGCACAGCAGCAGGCGCAGATTGGGCAGGCCGCGGTGCAAGGCGCGCAGACACTTTCGCAGACCGATGTGGGCGGCGGCCAGAACGCCCTTCAGCAGATACTCGGGCAGGCACCGACCGCAGCATCTACGGCATAGGAGGTTTGTATGGTGGAAGAAGAAAAGTGCCCGTTACAACAATTCGCCGAGCATGCTACAGCGCGCGGTAAGCCGGTAGCGTTTGTTTTGTTGGCTGTGCGCGGCGACGGCGGTATTACATTAGATATTAGAAACAACAAGGACGCATTAGGCAGTATTTGCTACGCCACAATGCTGGTGGATTTTGCACGCAGCTACATGAATAATTACAAGCAGCAGAAGGCCGTAGAAGATAGCTATCCCGCTAAAACTAGGTGGGAAAATGACGGTAAAGATCGTAACGGCAGTGTTAAGCTGATAGATTTATAAATGATCGGTGAAAAATTCATTATAAAACACGCGTCACTTGCCGATCGGTGGGCCACCGTATTTGGCTGGACGGGCCGCGTGAACGGCGCCATTGAGTTTGATACGATAGATGATGCCGAGCTTTGGAACCGAAAAAATCTAGGCGGTGCTCACAAGATCGTCAAAGCGCCGCCGCGGGAAGATGAAGGCATGGTGCATCGGCAGGCGACAACAGAATACAATCCGTGGGGTAAGCAGTGAGTGACGATTACGAGCAACCAGGCACGTTTGACCCGGAAAAGCCGCCTGAAGCCGTCCAGGCCGAATACGATCCTGACAACGCGGCCAACGACTATGCGGTGGCCGAAAAACGCCGCAAAAAGAAAGATACGGAAAAGAAAGAAGCCAACGGCATTAAATACATTCTGGCGAATGAAGATGCCCGCAGATGGCTGGCCTATTTGCTTTTTGATACATGCGCCATGCTGCGACCGGCACAAAATGCAGCTTACGACAGCAACGCGCTGCACTGGCGCGAGGGCGCGCGCCAAGTCGCGCTTACCATTCAGGAACAATGCTTGGCGGCCGATCC